TACATTCGATGTGTTGTATAAAAATGGATTTTGAATTAGGGTAACTTCACGAAAATCATTACCGGTTGGAAATGTAGTGCTTTCAGTTCCTTCAAAATCTACATTAAACATAATTGATGTTGCTCCAAGTTCAAAAACTGGATCATATCCATGCCCATCAGGTGGCGCAATAGAAACTATTGCTGAGGCACCATTACCTACTAAACCACCAAATCGTATATTTGCATATGTATAACCATTACCTCTAGATTGAATAATAACGTTTTTGACTTGATTATTCGAAACATTAGCTTTTAGTATTGCACCAGTACCATCTCCGGTAATTGTTATTACGTTTTGTGTTGGCCCATTGGTATAATTATTTCCAGAGTTCGTGATAGTAACAATGTCTATAGAACCAGGTTCAGCGGAAGCACGAACAAATTTATTGTAAGTAACTGGCATCCATTCTTCGGATAAAAACTTCTGCTTTTGTAAAGAGTTAAAAGTATACAGGTATTTCCATTTATACCCATCAGAAGTTTCGATATAAGGTTCTTCAAGTGATGTTGTAGATAGCGTCAATTCTGGTTCATCTGTCGATAGAGTACCTGAGTTATTAGCTAGACATTTGAAAACTTGGTCTTTTGAATTCACAACATAAAAATTTTGTGTAGATTCATAAGTGTTGTATTCGGTGTTGGCTTCCCAATCTATTCTAGGAACAATCAAAGAAGCGTTATCCGGTGTAATTTGTTTTGCTATAATTCCAGCTTTAAAATAATTATTTAATTGAAAATCGGTTTGTGATGGAGTAGGAGCAACTTCAGTTCCTGAATTCCAAGGCAACTGTTTACCAATCATAGCATAAACGTATGATTTTCTCTCAGCTGGAAGATAATAATTGCTGGTAACATCCAACAAGTTATAAACCTGCTTGGCTAATATTGCACGAAAATTTTTAGTTATGAGTGAAGACATGTTTATATTTATGTAACTTTTCTAACGGTGGCACTTAAATTACTACTGTTTGATTTAAATTTTGTCGTAGTAATCATGGTATTTGCATTCAAAGAATTTACAGTAGCAATCTCAGTATAAAACAAATTAACAGTAGCTGATGTTGAGGTAACATTTATTGTTGTATTTAAAATTGCATAATTTGAATTTGTGATTTGTTTAATTGTAGTTGTATTTCCGGTTGATAGGTAAATAGTTTCACCTTCCTGCAAATCAACAATAAAGTCAACATTATTAGCGTGTCCAAACATGATGTTGGAACCACTGATAACATTTACCGTATTTTGTAATCGTTTGTATGCACTAGACAACACAATCACATCACCAACATTAACGCTCAATTGAACATTTGCGCTGGAATTTGTGGTTACAATAGTATTTGAACCAAGTGCAATATTGTACGTGTCCGGCAAATCTTTAACAATTATGTGTTGGTTTGTATTTCCCACAGAAATATTCTCACTATTATTATCAATTTTAACCACAAAAGATTTTACCCCAATTGGGTGTGCAAGGTCTTTTAGTGGTTTCTTAAACTTGGCATAATCAGTTTTTGTCTTAATCACATATGAAAAGTTGTGGTATTTCTCACCGTCTTGCAATCTCTTATCTGCGCTAAGTTGTCCGTCGGTATTTAAATAAATTCCTGGGTAACGAATCAGACCATTTTCAAATCTTGCATTGGCTTTGGCTAACCCATCTCCGTAGATGATGTTGGAAGTAACTCTTGCAGAAATGGCATTTATACTTTCGTTATCATATTTAACCAATACATCATTGCTCAGACTTCCTGAATAATTGAAAACTCTTAATTTTCCTGTTGTTGCATCATAATTATCAACAGTAGCTTTCCATGTATAATTCGTGTTTGATGTTCCTTGATATACCAAAGTATTTGAGACAAACAACTCACCCTGTGGGTAAATATTTGCTGTCGATAGATCGGCAGTTCTCAATGAAATTAAAGGTGCTGAAACATAATCATAACCATAACTAGTAACTCTAATTGTAGATATAGCACCAATTCTAGCTTTAGCTAATGAATATTTTTCTCCACTACCAGTGACTTCCGAAATTGTTAAGATAGCATTAGTTCCAGTAGCTGAATTAATGGTTATTGTGGGTAAAGAATCATTTCTATATCCTTCACCACCAATAATATAAGAATTCGATGAATGGGCATTTATTTTTACTGAAACAATTTGCCCTGATCCACCAACATTAACATAAGCATTTGCTCCATATCCAGATCCTCCAGTAAAAATTAAAGTATCACCAGTTTGATATCCAGTACCAGAATTGACGATAGTTATTCTACCTATAGAACCAATTTTATACAAATCGTTGCGATCAACTCTATAGATGCTTATACCTTGAAAATCATTAAGCCAAGGTTCGTCAAAGTATAATTCATTTTCAGTTACCAATTTTACTTTCTTTATTTCATCCATTCTATTTTGAACGTCAATTAATCTTACATAATCCGATTTTTCTAGATCATTCCTAAAATCTAAGCTAAAATCTTGAATTATATAAGTTCCTTTTAAAATGGAAATTGGTCCAGATATAAATGTGTCTTGGCGATCTAACTCATTGTACAAACTGTAAGTTTTTACTTTAGGATCTTGTCTATATCCTCCTCCACCACTATCTAATGTAACGAAGGAAATTGGATAAACTGTTATTGTTTGATACGCTGTTGTATTTGCTATTTTTTTCGAAGCAGGATCAGCAGTATTTGCGCCAACTACAGTTCCTATAATATTTGCAAAACTCGCAATATTTGCATGGAGTCCATTTAGATCGAATAAGGAATCGGAAGCTAGTTTAATAATTCTGGAATTGGCTGCGGCAGTATCTGTTAAAGTAAGTGACGCTTTAGCTTCCGAGCCAAAAACAGTACCATCGAAACCACCACTGAAGTCTATAATTGAGGCATTAGTATTTGTGCGAAATCCAAATCCAGGATTATCAACAGTTATATCAGTAAGGCCTCCTGTTGTTGTAGCACCAACATAAGCAACAGCACCAATTGGTGTTGCGGAATCAGGATTTAAACCACCAACAATACTAACTGGATCACCATCATAATTAAGATTCGGATCATATCCGTTGTATCCTAAACCCCTAGCCTGAGGATTAATTTTAATTTCCGAGAGTGATGCAATAAGTACCCCCTCGGCAGTAACTGGTAATCCCGTATTATCATCTATGTAAGTTGCGCTTACGATTTCTCCTGTTTGAAACAATCTATCAATGTTTGAAATATACAATTCAGTATATTCAATCCCTAGCTGGCGATCAATTGAGCGAATAACTTTTTCAACAATTGCGGTACTCTTAGATGTTTGACCTGTCAATAGAGTTTTCTCAATATTGAAAATATTAGTATCATTAGCACCTTCTGTTTTTACCCGTAATGCTAAAGGTAAAATCCATTTTCCGTCCGAAGTTTTTAATATATCTTCTTTTGGATAATAGATTTCAATATTTTCTCCATATAAAATTTTGAAAAGGAATTTTATCGAGTCTTGTGTTCCATTAGATTTGTAAAACTGATTCACTACTTTTAAAAATAGTGTTTTGTTTGAAATAATGGTAGATGGAAAATAAGGAGCAAGATCGGTTTTTAATCTGTCCAAATATGCTAAATTTGCAGAATCTATATCAATAGAATCTTTTAAGGCTTCTATCTCATAATGAACTCTTCCCGAACTTTGTTCTAACCACTCAAAGTACTTTTGAATGAATAGATTAAATTGTGAATATTCATCACCATTAATAAAATTTGGTAATTGTGATTTAACTAAAGTGGAAGTTAAAATATTTTGCATTATATCGCAACAGTCTTAATAGAAACACTAGTAGAATCTTCATCATCTAAAACTAACATTTTGTTAAGTTTTGATTGGACTATGCTGACTTTAGGTTCCATGTGTATCATTATATCACCAAAAGAATTGTTAACGGCAATAGGTCTAAATCCAACTAAATTTATTTTTCCAGCAAAATAATCTATTGTTCCGATTACTCCATTATCTCTATCCTTGTTAATTATGACTTTTGTATTTTGATTGCTGGTAGCTTCTTTTCTATAATAAGCAATTCTAATTTGCCCATATCTTCCTTCAAGAACGGCTAGTCCTTCACCTAAGATTCCATCACCTCCACCAGTTATTGAAACGGCAGCGGTGGTATAATTAATTCCTGGATTTGTAACTTCTATGCTTGTTATTTTTCCGTTGGTAATTATAGCAACCGCAGTAGCACCTTCTCCATCCCCAACAATTTCTACTGTTGGTGTGCTTGTATAATTCAAACCTGGATTTGAAACTGTAATAGATTCGACACCGGTATAAGAAGAAGGTATTTCTTCAAAGAAACAACTTCTATAATTTCCTTCTTCATCCAATACTGTGAAGTCTGGGCTGCTATAGAAATTATCATTAGTTGTTCCTGGGGCCAATTCAAAGCCATAATTCAATTCATAATTACCACTAACATCAAGAATAGGCCTAAATTTTTTAGCAACAAATAATTTAAGTTCATTAGAAACAATTGCTTTACTGTAAGAATCAATTGCAGTTTCTAATCCTGAATATTTAAAGTAAGAATTGAATTGATTTAAATTAGTGGAACAGTAATTTATTATTGTATTTTTTATTCCAGTTTTAAGTTCTGAGTCGCTTAATGATGTTTTTGACTTATTATAGAATACTGTACTTTGTAATTTTAAGTAGTTGTAATCCACATTTACGATTTCTGGTGTCACAGTCAACATACTCATCGGTTTTATGATTTTTTGCAAAACATAATCTTTTTCGGTATTTGTTATTTCAAACCCTAATTTTGGTTTTGCGGCAATAAAAACTTTGCCGTAAACTGGAGGAATGTTTTCTTCGCCACCCCAAACATTAACCGCTTCAAATGCTGGATATTTTTGTTGAATCAAACGAATGTAATCGTTCTTGGTGACTGCTCTGTTTTGTGAAAGTAAATTTAAAGGAGCCGCATATTTTATTTGTTCTATAGTTTCTCTCACAGTACCGCCCGCCGCAGCCGCAATAGACTCTACGACAACTGAAGCCGCACCAGCCACAACTGTTATTGTTGTGAACGTATTTGATTTGTTTGCTTCATCCGCATTTGTTCTTAAATAAGAGACATTAACAATATTACCATTTGTCAATCCCTTAGATATTATACCATCTCCAAAATAAACATCGTAGTTTCCGTTTTGCGCTTCTTGTAGAAAATAAACTTCGGAATTTGTGGTAAGGTTTAAAGCGTCAGTAGCTAAGTTAAAAACTGTAGAATCTACACTTAAAGAACTTTCTTTGACTGAAACAACTAAAGTTGATGTGTCTATATCAATTTCTGGTATGTTAAAAACTGAATTTGGATTAGTAGTTAGATTTACGACAAAAGAATAATTTATTGCAGTACCTTCATAGATATCAACATTACTGAAATTGAATACCCCACCACTTTTTGTAGATGTATAATCTTCTAAAGTTACGAAACTATAAATTTTCCCATCCATCTCGGTAACAAATCTTGTATATTTTGGTAATGTATAATTTTCAGACGTATATGATCCGCTTGGTGTAATTTCAATATTAACCACCGCTCTTGGTGCTTTTGCAGAACGTGGAACATACCCATATTTTTTAGCGTGTGAGACTACAGAATTTCTTGAAGTTGCTGTATCCAAAAAAGACTCATTAGCAATCATATTTAAATAATATGCATTGTAATGGGTGTTGTATGCTAAGATATCTAAAAGAACATTCAGACCAGAACCTTCAAAGTTATAGTCCGTGAATTCCGATTGATTTTCCAAGAAACTTTTAAGACTGGCTTTAATCTCTTGGAAATCTAAATCTGTTACTTGTATTGCTGTGTTTGCCATTTATCGCACACGTTCTAGAAAAAAGGTTATTCTTACTGGTTCAGTTTTATTTACAATGCTAAATTCCATATCACACGAATATGAATTTCTTTCAAAATCTGGTTTTACAGAAAGTTTATCAACTACAACTCTCGATTCATAATTTTTTATTGTTTCTGTTATCGCTCTTTGAATTTTTGCTGATGTGAAGTAATCCATATTCTCAAAAAGCAAACTATTCAAATTAGAACCTATGTTTGGTTGAAAAAGTCTGTCATAATAATTAGTGAAAAGGAGATTTCGTACAGATGTAATTACAGCATTATCATCGGTCAAAATATTGACATCCTTTCGAACGGGGTGAGCCGTGAACAAAAGGTCTAAATCTTTGTATCTTTTTGGTAAACTTACTTGTGCCATGTCTTATTTATAGCTGAGATTTTAGCTTTTCCGTACCGACATAATTGTTTATGAAATAAAGTTTTAATGGCGAAAAATTACTCATTTGACTTATTTTTGAGTAGTCATCAACAATAGATTTCGACTGAGCATAGAAGTTAACATCAGCTTGTATTCTATTGTTTATCTGAGTTGTTGTGCTTATCACATTACTTACGATAGCATCCAAAACACCCTGTGTAATATTGCTCGTAAGAGAATTATATGGACCTCCTTCACCCTCTATCTGAATCATATTCAATGATCCATTAAATTTGTTGTAATCGGAAAGCAAAAGTTCTAACTCAGCATCCAATTCATCTTTCGAGAATAAGCTGGTAAAGTTACCTAAGATTGGCACGTTATTCTGTATACCGTCATATTTATTTGTAATCAGTAAAACGATTTCCCCAACCCCTAAAGCAGAATTCAAGTCTGGTGTAGTTGGATCATTTGAAACGGTAACACCAGAAAGTCTATTAGTGTGATTAGTGAAATCTACAGCCGCATTCTTTAGATTTGAAAGATGACTAGAAATAGGAACTAATAGAGATGCAACATTGTAACTGAAGTTTGTAGAAATAGTCAAAAAATTGTTTGCGGTATGGTAGATCGTATTTGATACATTTCCAACCGGATTCTGAAAATAACCAGAAATGTCAGAATTCGCCAGTGCATCATACTGCCACTTTGTCATCAAGGGAGTAGATTTATTTAATTTTACTGCTATATCACCTGTAGGATCTAATGCAGATCCAAATTTAGTACTGTCAAAATTGTAATTCAAACGAGAGAAAATGGTCGGCATGATTAACCCTGTATTATAATATTTGGTTGTCCACTAACAATAGAATGACCGCATGATACCATATCACCCATGGATCTAGCCATCATACCATTCAGCAACACTCTTGATGCCATTGCTGGCAACAAAGCGGAAATTAGGTGCGGCGGTTTACCGTGTGGCGTAACAAATGAACCTGGCATCGCTGTTGGTCGCCCATTCGCTAACACATTAGGATGAACTGGACCTATTATTGGTGCTGGAGCTAAATCTCCTAAAGTTGCCATTGGTCCCATTATGTAGTTACCGTTTCATTAACAGAATTTGGATAGTTTGGTAAAGTTTCGGTAATACTACCATCTACCAATTTCTTCATTGTTTCTGCACCCGCTTCCGAAATCTCAGTCTCTGTTCCACCCATGTTTCTTTTATTTACCATAGCAGTAGCAACTTCTTGAGAAATATATTCTTTTCTTAATTTAACATCTTCCACAGCTTTTTCTACCGCTTTGGATGCTGAAGAATCTTTTAGTGAAGCCTTAACTTTATCTGTGTATGAATCAAACGCAGTTTTAACATTGTCTTGAATTTTCTTAATGTTCTCATTGTTTT